ATTGCTTTACATCCAGAATGTGATATGGCAATTGAGGATATTGTCAATGAGGCAATTACTTCTAATGAAAATAAACAGTCAGTAAAAGTTGTAACAGATGGTTTAGATTATTCGTCAGCAATTAAACAAAGAATAGAATCAGAATTTGCTGAAGTATTAAGACTATTACAATTTAACACAAGAGGACACGACCTCTTTAGAAGATGGTATGTTGATGGAAGAATCTTTTTCCAAAAGGTTATTGACGCTGAAAACACAAAGAACGGTATAACAGAATTAAAGTACCTTGATCCTAGAAAGATTAAGAAGATTAGAGAAGTTAGAAAGAGAAGACCTGAAGGTATGGTTTCTCCTACTAACATTAATATTGCAGACGAAACGGTAGAATATTTTGTATATAATGAAAGAGGTATACAAGGATCGGCTGCTATACAAGGAATTAAAATTGCTGTGGACACTATTGCATTTTGTCCATCAGGAATGATAGATCAGAATAAGAATGGTTTAATATTATCTTATTTACATAAGGCAATTAAACCTGTCAATCAGTTAAGAATGATTGAAGACGCTGCTGTGATTTACAGAATCGCAAGAGCACCTGAAAGAAGAATATTTAAGATTGATGTAGGTAACTTACCTAAGGCAAAAGCAGAATCTTATTTAAGAGATGTTATGGCAAGATATAGAAATAAACTTGTCTATGACGCTTCAACAGGAGAGATAAGAGATGACAGAAACTATATGTCAATGCTTGAAGACTTTTGGTTACCAAGTAGAGAAGGTGGAAGAGGAACAGATATTACTACACTTCCAGGTGGTGCTAATTTAGGTGAGATAGCAGACATAGAATACTTTAGAGCAAAACTTTATAGAAGTTTAAATGTTCCTGTTAGTAGATTAGAGGCAAGTCAAGGATTTAATCTTGGTCGTGCTAGTGAAATAACTAGAGATGAACTTAAATTTACTAAATTTGTAGGTAGATTAAGAAAGAAATTTACTGAATTATTTAATGATTTGTTAAGAACACAATTAATTATCAAAGGCGTTATATCTGAAACAGAATGGCCAATGATAAGAGACCAAATATTTTATGACTTCTTACAAGACGGTCACTTTGCAGAATTAAAGAATACTGAAATGTTAAGAGAAAGATTAAACTTAGCAAGAGAAGTTAGAGATTATGTTGGTAAATATTTTTCTGTTAATTATGTTAGAAGAAACATATTAAGACAAACAGAATCAGAAATTAAGAAAATGGATGCTGAAATCAAAAAAGAAATTGAAGACGGCATAATATCATCACCTGAAGTACAAACAACAGGCAATGATGATTTAATATAGGAGAATAAAAATGAGTGAAGAAGTAAAACAATTTATAGATAAGATGGCGCAAAACGATATGGTTGGTGCTGGCGATGCTTTTAAAGACGCATTAAGAAGTAAAGTCGGTGACGCTTTAGATGTTAAACGACAAGATACAGCGGGTGCTATGTTTAAAGCAGAACCTCATAGTGATCCAAAACCAGAGATCGCAGGTACAGGTACTTTTACACAAGATGGACAAGTTGAACCTACAGGTAAAGAGGCAATTGCTACAGAAACACAACCAGAAACACCAGAGGTATCGGATGCAGAAAGTCAGCCAGTTAGTACAGACGCAACAGGCGTTTAATAGTAATTCGTTTAAGAATTTATCGCCACTTATGAAAGAGGCAGTAAATGATGTTTTTAAATTAGTTAAAAGTGAAGGCAACTTAATATTCAACTTTGAAAATGCTGTTGATAAAGTTGCAAGTCATCATAATGTAAATAAAGATGATTTAGAAGAATACTTTGATTTAGAAGTAGAAGAACAAATAGGAGAATAAATGGCGTTTGTAGCAGTACCAGGATCAAATGGAATATGGGAGTATGATAATGCTGCCACTATATCCAATACTTACAAAGATTCTGCTGATGGCAGTAACTCAACTATATCTGGTGGTATAAGAACATATACTAAACCAGGTGGAGGTACGGTACAAGTTTACATAAGGTGTAGAAAAGTAGGCGAAACGGTAGAACGAGGAGAACTTTCTAAAACTTATTATGACGCACAATAGGAAATAGATATGGCAGATATAGTTACAACACAAGTAATATCAGATACATCTGGAGTAAAGTATGTAGTTAAGATGACAAACATATCAGATGGTTCGGGTGAATCTTTGGTCAAAAAAATAGACGCTTCAACTACAACTTTTATGACTGAAGATGGTAATAGAAAAATTGCAAAGATATGGTATTCAGTTAATTCAATAAGTAAAAAAGCTTGCGTAGAATTGTTATGGGAAGGTGCTACAAATGCAACTGCTGTGTTATTAGGTGGTCAAGGTTATTGGGATTTACGAACAGCAGGAAACTCTATACCTAACAACGCTATTACACCAACAGGCGATGTTTTACTCTCTACAAGGGATTTTGTATTAGGGGATAATTATACGATTTTAGTAGAGTTTAGATAAAAAAAGTTATAAATATACGAGAGAGAGAAAAATGAAATTAATATCTGAAGAAATCCAAAACGCAGAATACCTGGTTGAAGAAACTAACGGTAAAAAAGACTATAAAATTAGAGGTGTCTTTTTACAATCCGACTTAAAAAATAGAAATGGGCGTGTCTATCCAACAGACATATTGAACAAGGAAGTAAAAAGATATAACGCAGAATTTATCAATAAAAAAAGAGCATTTGGTGAGTTAGGACATCCTGACGGACCAACAGTAAATCTGGAAAGAGTTTCACATATGATTACGAAACTATATCCAGAAGGAAAGAATTTTATTGGTGAAGCGAAGATAATGAACACACCATACGGTAAGATTGTTAAAGGTCTTATTGACGAAGGTGCTCAACTAGGAGTATCTAGTAGAGGTATGGGTTCATTAGAAACAAGAGGTGGCGCTAACTATGTAAAAGATGACTTTTACTTGGCAACCGCTGCTGATATTGTAGCAGATCCGTCTGCTCCAGACGCTTTCGTAGAAGGTATTATGGAGAATAAAGAGTGGATTTGGGACAACGGAGTACTCGTTGAAAGGAATATAGACGCTTGGAAACGAGAAATAGAAAGTGCGAAAAGACACGCATTAGCAGAAGCTAAGTCAAAAGTCTTTGCAAACTTTCTTAAAAATCTCTAGTTTTATAAATATTAACAATTAATTAATTAAAACTAGTTTTAACTATTAAAGAGGAGATTTCAATGGCCGAAACAGAAAAAACACTTGTTGAAGCAGGAAAAGAAGTGATGGAAGCAACTGCTCCAGACGCTCCTAAAAAGAATGCTGTAGCCGCTGAGCCTTCACCGTTAAAAAATGACGCTGAAGATTTAGGCGCAGCTGTAGTAAAACCTACAGACAGCAATCCTGACGCAACAAAGAAAGTTAAAGAAGTTTCTGGAGATCCTGCTCAAAAATCAGAAGGATCACCTGATCCAATGCCTAAACTTGATTCAAAACATCCTGGTAAGGCTATGGAATCAAAAGAAACTGACAAAGACTCGGAAGATAAAGAAATCAAAGAAGGCGAAATGCCTGCAGGTCTTAAAAAGTACCTAGACAAAAAAGATGACGCTAAAAAAGAAATGGCGGAACCTATGAAGAAAAAAGACGAAAAAGAAGAAGGTTACGGTTCAATGAACGCTTCAAAAATGAAGAAAGAAATGGCTGAACCTATGTCTAAGGAAAAAGAGAAAAAAGAAATGCAGATGAAAGCTTCTTATAAAAAAGAAGAAGACGAGAAAAAAGAAAAAGAGATTGATGTAAAAGAACACGTCAACGCTCTTGTCGCTGGAGATGATTCATTATCTGAAGAATTTAAACAGAAAGCTGCTACTGTATTTGAAGCTGCGATTAAATCTAAAGTAAAAGAAATCGCTGAAGAAATGCAGGCAGATTACGACAAGAAATTAACCGAAGAAACTTCTAAATCTAAAGATGAGTTAGTAGAAAAAGTTGACTCTTACCTTGCTTATGTAGTGGAAGAGTGGATGAAAGAAAACGAACTTGCTTTAGAAAGAGGAATCAAAGGTGAAATCGCTGAGGACTTTATTAGTGGTCTTAAAAAGTTATTTGAAGATCATTATATTGATGTTCCAGACGAAAAATACAATGTGTTAGAAGATCAATCTTCAAAAATTGAGGAGTTAGAAAAGAAACTTAACGAATCAATTGAAAAGAATGTTGAATTATCTAAAGAGAACGGTGAACACAAAAGACAAAACATCATTGATGAGGCGTCTGATGGTTTAACTGAAACTCAAAAAGAGAAGTTTAACAAACTTGCCGAAGAAGTTGAATATTCAAACGAAGAAGATTTTAAAACTAAAGTAGCAACAATAAAAGAGAGTTATTTTGGTAAAAAAGAATCAACTAGTGAGATAGATGATGTGGCGGCAGAGTCAAATGCTGAGCAACCTCAGGATTTAACTAATGCAATGGCTGCTTATAGTGCCGCTATAAGTAAAACAAAAGACATTAAGTTGTCTAATTAATAGGGAGATAAAAACAAATGTATTTATCAGAACAATACGAAAAGAAATGGCAGCCTGTCCTAGAACACCCTGACTTACCAAAAGTTAAGGATTCTTACAGACGAGCCGTTACAGCTACTATCTTGGAAAACCAAGAAAGAGCAATGAAAGAGGACGCTGGTTTCTTAAACGAAGCTGCTCCTACAAACTCTACTGGTTCTTCAGTAGCAAATTGGGATCCAATCCTAATTTCACTAGTTAGAAGAGCTATGCCAAATCTTATCGCTTACGATATTGCTGGTGTTCAGCCAATGACTGGACCAACTGGTCTTATCTTTGCAATGAGAAGTAGATACACTTCACAAACTGGAAACGAAGCTTTATTTGATGAAGCAGACACAGATTTCTCTAGTAGAAATGCTGCTGGCGATTCATCTGGTACTGCTACTCCATCAGATCACTCTGGTACTAACCCGAGTGTACTTAATGACGCTAACGCAGGTTCTACTGATTATAGTAGAGGTCAAGGTATGACAACTGCTGAAGCAGAAGCATTAGGTGACGCTGCTGGTAATCAGTTTGCTGAGATGGCTTTCTCAATTGAGAAATCTACGGTAACTGCTAGAAGTAGAGCTCTTAAAGCGGAATACACTATGGAACTTGCACAAGACTTAAAAGCAATCCACGGTTTAGACGCTGAAACAGAATTGGCAAACATCCTATCTGCTGAAATCCTTGCGGAGATCAATAGAGAAGTTGTTAGAACAATTTATATCAATGCAGAAAAAGGTGCTGCTGTTAACACAACTACAGCTGGTATCTTTGATTTAGACACAGACTCAAACGGAAGATGGTCAGTTGAGAGATTCAAAGGATTAATGTTCCAATTAGAGAGAGATGCTAATAGAATTGCACAAAGAACAAGAAGAGGAAAAGGTAATATGATTATCTGTTCTGCTGATGTTGCTAGTGCTTTACAAATGGCTGGTGTTTTAGATTACACTCCTGCATTAAACAACAACCTTTCAGTTGATGATACTGGTAACACTTTTGCTGGTACATTAAACGGAAGATACAAAGTATATATTGATCCATACTCAGCTAACTCAGCTGCGAAACAATACTATGTTGTCGGTTACAAAGGTACTTCACCTTATGACGCTGGTATTTTCTACTGCCCATATGTACCACTACAAATGGTAAGAGCAGTTGGACAAGATACTTTCCAACCAAAAATTGGTTTCAAAACTAGATACGGTTTAGTTGCGAACCCATTTGCAGAAACAGGTGCTATTTCAGGTGCTGCTACTGCTGTTAACAACGCTGGTTCAGCGAACAGCAACAGATACTACCAAAGAGTACAAGTTGCAAACATTATGTAATATTGGTTGATCGTTGTTTAACGATTACTTTAAAGGGGCGGCCTCAAAACCGCCCCTTTTTTTTGGCATAAATAAAAGTATGAAAACCCCATTTAAAGAATTACTAGGCATATTACTCGTTGGTGCCTTTATTACAATCATAGCATTAGGTCTTAAACACTTGCAAAAACCTAACGCATTAGAAAAGATTGAACAAAGACTAGATGAGGCAGAGCAAAAACAAAGTGTTTTGACTGAAAATGAGAAGAAATTAAAGACGGATTCCCAAACAAAAGAGTGGGAAGAAGTAGATAAAGAAACAGATAAATAGTAGTATGACTACTACAAAT